GGCGGGTTCTTCGCAACCTTGTTGGCCGCTTTGAAGTCGGTGAACAGACAGTGAGCCACTTCATGATCGAGGAAGCCCTGAATCGCTTCGCAAAGCTCTTCGGTCGCGTTGTCAGGGATATACGGCAGGTTGATCAGCACTGGCTTGCCGGTTGCGTCTGGTTCGACGTAGGCGCTGATGCCGCGCTGGGTAACCTTGATGCCAGAGCCAGAAAGCATCTGGGCAATAATCACAATGGCTTCGCGAAGGACGAAGATTCGATCATTCTTCATTTTCATGCGATGGGTCTCGGGTGTGTTGAAAGTAGGTCAATTCTATTGAGCGGGGGCAGGACAATACATGAAATAAAAGAGGCGCTATGAAAGCGCCTCGTGGGTTACAGCTATGGTTTAACCTGCGCCAACTCCAATCATTCTTTGGCCTCTTCGGCGGCGCGTGCCGCTTTGTTTGCGATAGCGATGGTCAGCCTTTCGGTGACCGCAATCATGGTGAATAGTGGCACTTCAGCGCCGGCGTTGTCGAAGACAAACACCTGACCGCCGATACCGTTTTGGACGACTTGATGTCGCCAAGGGAACGTGCTTTTTGCCTTTTGCCACTCTTCTTCAGTCATATCATGTCCGCTCTGGTTCGTGGAGTGTCGGCCGATAGCTGAATTTCTTCAGGTTCCCGACCGAACGCTAACCGGCGCAGGTCTGCAAGGTGCGCCGTCATAGCTTCCACTTTGCCAGCAGAAAACGCTTCTGTCTTCTCTTCTGTCATGGCAACGGTCGGCTTCATGCCGGCTCCCAGAAGCGCGTCGAGCAGTAGCTGCGCTTCTGAGTATTGAAGCGTGTGCGAAACATGACATGAGCCGGGTGGTGATTCGTTCGGCGACTTTAAAAGTTGGACGTCATAGTCCTTTCCGCCAATCGTGTGAATCAAGCACAGGTCAACGCCGCCTGTCATGTGGTTGACCTGTGCCCGGGCGTGAGTGAAGAAGTTCCCGTGCGTCAGGCTCATTTCTTGGCCTTCTTACCGCCTTCGAGCAGCGCTTTCCCGGACTTGGCTTCTTCAAACACGGCTTTGATCTGTTCGAGCGTGTCAGCGGTGGTTTTGTCGCTGCGGAATTCAATCACACGCGGCAGGAACAGGCTGTGCAACTCGTTCGACTCGCTCGGCTCCATGATGTCGTTGAAACGAATGGTCACGATGCCGCCCAGAGCCGCGTCACGCTTCTCCTGGGTGTCGAACTTGGCGAGGTCGGCGTCTTTCAGACCAGACCCAGCGCCCACAGTCAGCAGGCCGCATTCAGACGACAGCTCAAGCGCGCCGATGGACGAAGCACGCTTGGAGCCTTCCTTGCCTTCGCGGTAGCCGATGATCTTCAACTCGACGTCGCAGTCCACCTTCATCTTGACCTGATCAGGGGAGCCGCTGCCACCGGTGTCTTTCCAGATTCCGCGCTTGCGCTTCACGACGGTGCCTTCCAGGCCACGGGTAACCGCGTTAAGGAAGTGAGCGATGGCTTCGGTCAGCGACTTGACGATCTTGGTTTCCACGATCTTGACGGTCTCGCACTGGGCGAAGGCTTTCATAATCCCGGCGAGACGCTGCGCGTATGGGGTTTCGCAGGTGCCTTTGGCTACAACGCTGGTCAGCGGGATGTTGTCCCACAGTTGCAGGATTGGGGTGTAACCCTTGGCGAACTCGCCGCCGTCCACAACCTCGGTGATCATGCCGTTACCAATTGCACGGGGTAGGAAGCCGCCGTCCGGGCCGATGACCAGCATTTCACCGTGCGACTGGGTGCCGCGAATGCCGTAGGTCTTCAGGTCAGCTTCAATGCGGCCGAATTTCTCGACTGGCATCGGCATACCTTGGCGAGAGGTCATCGACACGCTACCGTCCAGCTCGACGTTGACGTTGGTGAAGCGGCCATCGGCCTTTACTTGGCTGATTACGCCCTCTTCCCATTCCCACTTGCTGAAGTCAACGTCTTTGCTGAGCGTGCAGCGCATGTAAGGGAATTCAGGAATGAAACCCTTCAGCGCTTTGTTCAGCGTGCCTTCGCTGAAGCCGGCTTTTAGGTCTTTGTTCACGATGCGCCAAAACAGCTCTGCCGAATCGGGTTCCATCTGGTGCATTGCGCGGTCAAGCTCGCCCTTGGCGTCGTTACCGGTCAGGCGGCGGTTCGCAAGGTCGCCGAAGATTTTCCACGTCTCGTCGGTGAAGCCATCTTTACCATGACCAGATACGCGGCCCGGGCGTTGACCGAAGGTGACGAATGGGTTATAGGCGGCATTGCAGACGCGCTTGAAAGTCGGGTCGGCCAAATACTTGATCAGTAGCGGCAGTTTATCTTTTGGCTTGGCGGCTGCGACTTCTTCGATGGCGCGGAAAACTTCAGTGCTGTTCATTCTTGCTCCTGCTGATTGGTTGGTTCGAGGTGTTCAGTTTGACCGCTGGTCGCTGGACTAGACAGCGTCTGAATCGTGGCGTTAATCGCGTCTGCGTAACCACCAAAGGCCGCTGGTGACTCTTCAGCCCATTGCGGCGGTGCTGACTCGACCGTCGGGCGAACGTTGCTCAGAACGCGCTGTGCGAGGTCTGAAGCGACAACCCCGACGTAAGCGTTCAGCTTGTCGCGGTTAGTGAAGTGAATCGACGCGCCCGCTTTGATTTCCTCTTGACGCATAACCCACGCACGGCACGCCGACCCGCCGATTGCCCGGGTGCATTCACGCATGGATTCGAGCTGGTCGCCGGCTTCATAGTCAGCGATACGCTTGAGGCACGCGGCGTATGGCTGCGACTGCCCGACGACGTGACAGCCGTTGACGTGAGTGGCGTTCTTGCCGCTCTTCGAGGCATCCAGCGGATACACCTCGGCGTCTTTGAATTTAAAACTGCTTTTCATGAAATTGTCCTCACCGACTCAAGGTCGGCGTGCATGAGCCAGCCCTGCCAGCGGCCTTCGACCCATTCGAGTTCATAGGTGCCATCCTTGTGACGCTTGAGGAACTGGCGGTATTGAATCTGCTCTTCGAACTTCTTGCGCTCTTCGTCAACGGTGCCGGTGTTGCGGCCCGCCGACCAGACTTTGAACAGGAAGTTTGAATGCTCATACTTGAAGACCAGTTCATTCAGCTTGAACGAAGGGTGAATGTCCTTTGGGTCGCGCTCAGGTTCGATCTTCTTCATGTCCTCGCGAAACGCCGCCATCAGCTTCAGCCGCGTTTCTCGGTTTGGAACTACCAGCTTCCCCATGTTTCACCCCTGTCAACTTCGATTTCTGGACCGGTCTCGATGATTTCACCGAGGTCGGCGTTTGGATCGTATTTGTCATCCATCTTCAAGAAGTCGGCGATGGTGTAATCCATACCGCTGCCCTTGCCGTAATGCTCTGCCGCCATTGACATGACAACCTTGCGGCCGGCGAGAGTCAGTGACGGCAGGCCGCCTGTTTCCGCTAACTGTTTTTCAATGTGACTGCTCGACGGCGCGGTAGAGCTATATTCCCTCGGCTTGCCCTTCTCTTTCCAGATGCGGGTCATTTCTGCCCGGGCGGCTGCGGCTGACGGGTAGTCCTCAATCTTGGTCTGTCCACCTTGTCTAACCAGTGAGATTTTACCGAAGCGCTTCACCAGCACAGACGGGCCGCCGTCGTCGCGCTCAAACAGAACTGTTTCATAAAACTTCGACCCGCCAATGTGAGCGCGGAATTTATGTTCGATCGTTATCATTTGTGCCTCGCTTTTCACTTCTGGTAGTCACTCTACCGAGTAGATGTTGGATAAACCGCTGGCTATTTCTGATACTTCATCAGGAGCTTCACCGCGGACATATTGTCGATCAGCGTTGCCTTCCAGATGCAGCGGCGCAGCTCTTCGGCGGGTATTTCGTTCGGGTCTTTGTCGAGCGGCAGACATGCAACCCGGGCGCGTAGACCCATGCTGCGAACCCGGCGTGCTGCTTCGATTGCGGCGACGATTGCTTTTGGCTCGCCGTCCCATATGAAGATCACCTCTTCCAAGCCCTTGTCGCGCAGATACAGCAGCTTGGCGATCTGGCTGTCTTCGTCACCGAACGACAGACTTTTGCCGAAGGTGCCCACTGGCACTATGTCACGCAGCGCCATTTCCCCGTCAACGCCAATCTTGATTGCCGCCACGTCGAACGCGCCTTCGCCGATGGCGATGCGCTTTGCCCCGATTGCGTTCTGCCCGTTGTAGAGGTGGGCGCCGGTCGATGCGAAGCCCGGTGGAAACAGATACTTCAGGTCGGCTTTCCCGGTGATGTCCCGGCCCTGAAAGCTGACCAGCTCGCCTTGCATGTCGAAGATGGGGATGATCACGCGGTTGGCGTAGTGCTGAACCTTGTTCTTTCCGTGATGGTCGATGTAGTTGAACACGCCGCGCTGGCTGAATCTCAGGTTGAAATACTTACTGTAACTGGCGGTGATGTTCCGGTTGTCCAGATATTGCAGGTTGCGCCCGTGATGCGGCAGCTCGATTGAGTCTGGAATGATCAGGTCGCTTTCGACCGACACGGCAACAGTGGACTTCTTGCGAGCGATCCAGCCTTGCGTGCGGGCAAAGTTCTTGATGTGTTCGACCGTCTCCCGCCCGCTGACACCCGGGGTGAAGCCGTTGATGATCTTCCATTTGTTTAAACCTTGCTCACAAACGAAGCACTTGCCTAAGCCAGACTCGGCATTACAGTAAGTTTTCCATTTGTCATGCCCGCACAGTGGGCATTCGCGAAGGTTGATCTGGACGCCAGAGTGACCCCGGCCCATCTTGTATTCGACGCCCTCGCTGTCGAGCCAAGCTTCCAAGTCGATCTGGGCGATTGCTTCCTCAAGATCATTGTCACCGTCGCCCCGGCGTGAAATGTGAACTGACATGGTTGAACCTCGCTGTTTTCACCAGACTACAGAAACGACTTAGGACACCGAAGTGCCCTAAGCGTGGAACGTGCTGGCGGTTATTTTCCGAACACCACAGCGGCGAACAGGGCAATGAGAAACGCGCTGTCGTAGTGCCCGGTGCATGCGCCAACGATCAACCAAAACACTAAAAAGTCCATGTCTGTCACCTATTCGATTTTGAGGATGGATTTGATAAAGATCATGCGGCTGATGTCCGACTTGACGAAAATCGTGAAGCCCGACTCTTGGTTACGGCTGGCGGCGAAGAACAGCCGCGCTTGCCCGTTTGCCCGCTCTTCTTCGGTGATGTTGATCGAAATCAGCAAGTCCACGATACGCACCTTGTTGAAGTCGTCGGCGATATGGTCGGCTTTCGCTACCGTCGCCTTGAACCCGTCCCGGTTCGTTTGGGTTGCAGACAGCACGGCCACGTTCTTGTTGAACGCTACAGCGCGCAGACCGATGTAGGTTTGCTTCGAGTTTTCGATTGGATCGTTGATGCGGTGGTCTGGCGCCATGATGTCGGCGTAGTCGACCACTACCAGCTCAAAGATGATGCCCTTGGCTTCGTATTTCTCGATGAGCCGTTCCAACTGGCTCGGGGTGAACGATCCCGGTGGATACTCGTGAATCTTGAGACAGCCGGCGCGCTTGTGAATGTCACGAATCTTGGAGTCAATATCGTGAATGTTCTTCCCGAGTTCCTTCATCATGTTGTCAGACATGGAGGCATCGAGACGGTCAGAGATAATCGCCGCCGACACTTCAAGCGTGACGTAGAGGACGTTTTTACCAGCAAGAGACGCTGATTTAGCGAAGCCAATCATTGCCGTTGTCTTACCGGTCTTCGCGCCGCCCATCAGAACTGACAGTTCGCGCTTACCCCAGCCACGGTGATAGAGGACGTCGTCCATCTTCTGATGACCGGTGGTGATGCCCTGCGGCGGGAGCTTACCGGCCGCTTTGTCCAGACGGGTTTCAGTTCGCTCGTTGATGCGCTCGAAGTAATCGTATTCGTCGCCGTCCTCACTGATGCCGATTCCGATTGCTTCTTTGACCGCCAGTTCGATCTTCTCGAACTTCTTGGCGCCCAGATAATCCACCGACTTCAAAATAGCCTGGCTCATCGCTTGGTGACGGCAGAACTCGGCTACCTGTTCGGCAACGTGCTTGCTGCCGCCCAAGTCCTCTTGCCATAGTCGCTTGATCGCAGCAACAGCCTCGGACTTCGCATCACCGCGGATAGCGCCAGAGTCAAGTTCGGCCTTCAGCAGCAGACCGTGAGTCGACTTCGGCGGGACTGCGGCGTATTTGTCCCAGTATTTCTTTGCCATGTTGACGATGGCGGCTTCACCGACCTGCTCGAAGTATTCCGGCTTAATCAGGTGACCCACACTGCGCATGAAGCTGTAGTCGGCCAAGACGTGGGCTGCGATCTTGCGCTGGAAGTCTTCGTCGAACTCGAATGGCTCGAACTCTTCAGCCGGGGCAGGTGCAGCGGCAGAGCCACCAGAATACGACGTGGCGATCATGGATGTGACCGATGCTGTGACCTCTTCGACTTCGGTCATACCGCTTTCTCCACTGGACTGAACGACTCAATGGCGTGTTTGAAGAACACCATTGTGCGGCCGTCATAGCTTCCACCGTCGACCAAGAGGCTGATGGTGAATTTGTCCGCAGACTTGATCTTGCCGACCAGCGGGCCGGTGCAGCTAACGGTCCACAATTCTACACTCGCGCCCGACGCCCTGAGAGCGTCTAGATAAGCTTCGTGACCCTTCAGCGGCTCATGACGCGACTTTAGCGGCTTCGAGTCACCAGCGACCCGGGCGGCGCCCTGACTGAGCATTGATAGTTGACGCCGTTCGAGCCGTTCTAGTTCTTGTTTCATACGGATGTTTCCCCTTGATGATTAGTGGAGCTTTCAAGCTCGTAGTCTGCTGCGTCCGAGACGACCTCGGCACCGAAGCGTTCAATAGCAGACTCGACGCGCAGCATACCCTCAACGTAGATCGAGGCATGTAGGCTGTATTTGCGGTGTTGACGTGTTGCCACGTTATTCAGCAGCCATTGCTCGAAAGCAAGCTGGTCTGGCGTTCCCGTGAAGTTCTCGACCCTATAGTGAGGGTCTTTCGGGAATTGAATACGCGCCCGGGTCTCACAGTGCCAGCTATCCATCACATCGACGATCATTTCGGCGTTGGTGTAAATGTGAGCGGGGCGAGGCGGTTGCTGCCAACCTTGAGCGATGCAGAAGTTAACGGCGCTTTGCAGAAAGAAGTCATAGCGCATGCCAATCTCGTCGCACTTCTGACGCAGTTTCCAGAAGGTGGCTTTCTCGCGCAGCTCAAAGAAGTCCTTACCTTTGAAGCCTTTCACATATTGCGCCCGGTCTCGGTCTTGGGTGACGGCGATATAACGCTGATACGCCTTCGTGTAATGGTGGACGAACAGGTATGTCGCCACGGTTGGGTGCAGAAGCCGGTAGTCGAACCATTTGACTCGCATCAGCTCTGGTTCTGCCTTCAGCACCTTCGCCGGGATATGGCTAATCGCTAAAACGTCAGCCTCTTCCGGGGTAAGGTCTTGACCGTAAAAGGGGCCATAGAATGTCTTGGGGGTCATCGGGATTTCCCGTAAAGAATAAATACAGGTTTGAATGGTATATCTAAAAGCTTATAGAAGGTATTGGCATGCCCCAAGTGCCGAGAGAAACGAAAAACGGCCCCGAAGGGCCGTTGTGGGGAGCGAAAGGTTAGAGCTGCTTGACGTTGTCCTGCAAGTCGTTGTGCGGCAGGTCTGGGGCTTCCCACGCCTCCAGCACTTCTTGAACGATACCGGAACGAACCACGTCGGCGACTTTGAATTCCACCAGCTTCACAGACGGCAGATGCGCCAGTTTCTTCTTGGCGGTGCGCAGGCCGGATTCGCCGTAGGTGTCTTGCTGGGCAAGGTCACCGTTTACGACAATGCGGGAACCCTCGCCGGCCCGGGTCAGGAACATCTTCATCTGGGTCGGGCTGGTGTTCTGGGCTTCGTCGAGGATCATCAGACAGTTCTTGAAGGTCCGGCCGCGCATGTAGGCGAGCGGAGCCCCTTCGATCTTGCCGACCTTGAGGTAATACTCAAGGGTCGACTTGCCCAGACGCTCTTCCAGCGCTTCACGAAACGGCTGAAGGTATGGCTCGTATTTCTCTTCCTTCTCACCGGGCAGAAAGCCCAGCTTCTCGCCAGCTTCCTGAGCTGGGCGGGTCAACAGAATTTTGTCGATTTCCTTGGATTCAAGCATTTCAGCAGCCAGCGCCGCGACCAGCCAAGTCTTGCCCACACCGGCAGGGCCGTCGCCGATGGTGATCGGTGCGTTCTGGATGCCGTTGATGTAGCGGTTCTGGTTTGGGTTACGGCCTTCAATCGGCGACGTGTCACGACCTTTGCACTGGAGTGCGGCTTCGTGAGCGGCGATGTCGAGGTCTGCTTGCGCATGGAGGCGGGAGTTGCTATCGCTGGAGCGTCGGGCTGTTCGGCCCTTCTGTTGCGACTGTTTGTGGGGTGCTTGGCTGCGAGTTTGGGCGTTGCGATTTTTACGAGCCATGGAGGTAGTCCCGCGTGATGGTAGAGAGCCTTCATCCTATTCCAAGACTCCCCACCACACAACCAACTATTTGCTGGCTTCTGCTGATGCGGCCTGCTGCTTCATGTAAGCAATAACGGCGTCGACGAGTTCATCGTGCCGGGTAGCCAAATCATTATAGAGCGCGACGACGTCCGTATCGTTGTTGACGAATTGGGCAATGGTAACACCGGCAGAGGCTTGGATTTCTGAAGGGTTGATTGCGGCAAGATCAACAGTTCGGTAGGAACGCATGTCGTTGAGCAGCCTGACGCCAGCAACAGACAGAGGCATAACACTATCGGCCCCAACAGCCGGACAAGTTTGGATTTCGGTTTTACCCGGGACGTTGACATAGACAAACTCCTTGGCGGGTTTGAGTTGCTCGATGACCTTGGCCTTCACGGCTGCGGCTGATTGGTTGACCGCGTCAAGTTTAGTCTCGACGCGGGTGTTCTCTTCTACCGATTTAACGACGCTCTGGGCGGTCTGTGCGACGACTTCCCGCGCAGCCCCGGTCACCTGTTCGGTTTGGTTGTCGCTCATCACCAGCAGCGCTACAAGAGCCCCGATGATTACGCCCGCGCCGAGAGTGCCGAGGTATGTCCCGATTGTTCTGAACATCACTTTAGCTCCTTCTGATCCATGAATAGGTATTTGTTACGACGGACGGCCATCACGTTCTTGACGTGTTCATTGGTGATGTCCGCGAACGATCGTTTGTAGCCGTTCGACGGCTTGCGGCTCTGCGCAGACGTGAACTCCAAGTGCCCGAACCAGAATGCAGGATCGCAACCGGGTGTCTTCATGCAGATGGTGCGGCGTTTTTGTAGTCCGCCCAGACCACCGTTGTAGGCTGCATCCATCATAGCCATGCGCTGGTAGTCGTCTTTTGTGGTCCACTTGATCGCTGCGTAGTTGTCGCGGTTCTTCAGCACCAAGGCGCGAGCCTGATACTGCACGTCGTAGGCATTCTGCCAGCTCCAGCCATTCAGCACTTTCGGATATTTCATCTTCATTTCACTGATGGCGTCGAAGCGGTTGGTCTTGGTGAATTGCCCAAGGCCGACTCCAAGCTCATGGTTCGCCGGCATGTTGAGTGTGGCTTTTTCCTTCCAGCGGCTTTCCTGTTCGACTTGTGCGGCCAAGACGGACGGGTAAGGCACGCCGGCCCAGCTCTGACCAATCTCTTGGATCAGAACGGGCAGGTGCAGGTATGCACCGGGCGGGAGGTCTACCGGGAAAGCCACAACGTCACCGAGAGCATGATGGAGGCCATTACGATTGCAACCGCCATCACAACTTGACCAGCGCCAGCAGAGGACTCAACCGCCTTCTCAATCGCCGCAGACATATCGAAGGTGTTGAACAGGATTTTGCGAAGCAGCAAGGTTAGACCGGCGACAGCAAGCATCGCTAAACCCCACTGACACCAAGTTTCTGTCAGGATTGGGTCCAGCAGCCAGAGAACGAAGGTGGCGGGGAAAATCAGCAGAAAGATTCGGCTGTCTTTCATGGAACGGAAAATTGCTTTCATGGGTGGGCTCCAAGCAGTGGGAGAAATTTAACCGCCAGACCCGTGATAACGGCGCCGACGACCATCCACATTACCTTCAGCGTTGAGCCAGCGCCACCCATTGTGTGCAGGAGCTTCAAGTGGGCCTTTTCAACTTCACTAGCCTTGGATTCTACTGCGGTCACGCGCTTGTCGAGGGAGTCCACGCGAACAGTGGTGGTTTGGTGACGTTCTTCGAGAACTGCAAGTTTCGTAATTGCCTCGGCAATTTTGCCGATGCCGCTTCGAACCTCACGGACATCCTCACGAACTTCGTTCAATTGCTGCTCGAACACGTTGGTCATGACTGGTCTTCCTTTGTCGCCGTTCATTTTATTCACCTACGCTCGCTTGCAGGATGGGTTAGCGCGCACGATACCCCAAGCCTAATGTAATTGGAATGCCACTACTGTTTTGTAACGACAAACGGGGCGCTTGGCCCCGTTGTTTGACAGCTAATTACTGCCGATGTTTCGCGTAAGCTTTCGCCCCGCCCATACGCACCCCGGCATAGAAGAGCCACGCTCGCCATTTAGCGACCCCTTCGGCGCGCAATGCCAAGTATAGAATGTCGTCACAATCCTTGCGGGACAGGTCGCTGCTCACATACAGGTAGTCATGCACGGTTGCTGAATAGTTGCCGTATCCGGCGACCAGTGAATACAGCACGAACAGGAAGACATTGTGTAAGCAGCGGATGCTTGCGAAGTCAGTCTCGAAGCCTTTCGGCACCGTTACCACCCCCAGCTCTTCATTCTCGAACATGAGGTCGTCCAGAAGCTTGTGGTTCCACTTCCCAATTTGTTCGGTTTTCAGCGTTGTGAGAAATTTACTCATAGGTCGGCCATCCCTCTTCAAGCATCGCATCGGTGTAGGTGTCAGCGTCTACCGCCTCGGCCAACTCTCGCTCCCGGTTGAAGCACGCTTGAACGTGAGCGCGGACTGCTTGCGATACCGCTGCGAGCATTGCTGCGTTCAGCTCGACGAACCCTTCTGGCGTTTTCCAGTGGCAAACGTAGGACGGATCAAGCATAGAAGCGAGTGTGGCGCCTGTGATCAGCCCTTGACTGTCACGGCCACTGTCGATTTTCATCCCGCCGAAGACTATGCCGGACACTTCCGCCTGATAACGGCGGGCGGCAATGAACTGCTTCTTCTGCGCGCTGGTGGTGGCGATTACAGGGGCGATTGGCCCCCAGTCGCCGGCCATGATCTGGGCATGCGTGGCCCGGCCATGCTCTTCAATATCTGTAGAGCTGGCAGTAAAAGGTATCCAACCGAACTTGGAATGCTCCACTTCACATTCGATTGTCCCGTCTGAATTATGCCGTGGGTTGCGCACACTCAGGATGATAGGCAGAGGCAATGTGTCTTCTACATTGGGTAATTCGTTTTCAGTAGTCATCATGCAATCCTCAAGAAGAGACCTGTCGCGCCGGCCCCTACAGCGCCCAGCGAGCGCCAAGTGCCCGGAACAGCACCAAAATCATTGCCGGCAGTATCACTAAAGGCAATAGAAGCACTGCCCAAAAGCGTATCCAACCCTTGGAATGCGCCCGTTTTATTCTTCAGCAATAAGTGAGACCCTATGCTGGCCGACCCGCTATTCAACGCGATGAGGGGTAGCAGACCACTTTTAGTAACAAGGGCCGCAGCTATGTATTCATTTAACCACCCACCCCATGCGGTGCCATAAATATTACCATCAACATTAAGCATAGAGTATTGAACACTAGGATCGCCCCAGCACAGGTAGCCGCTTGCGCTCATCATCAGTTTTTTGGCAAAACAACCAGCCCAATGAAAAGTAATACCCGGGGCGTTATATATATGAAGTGGGGCGGCGCCCCCGGTAGCTACCAACCCATTTTCACGAATTTCAATGGCGCCGTTGTATGCCTGCAACGAGGCGTTGAAGTTCTGGTAGTTTTGAGCATATGTCCTGTTATAGCGGTTGCAAGCTCCAATAAATCCGTCATCAGCTCCCGCCATCTTGGTGTTGGGGTTGAAGTCCGCTCGTGACCAAGTCAGTTGTCCATTGTTGTAGCAACCGGCAGCCGCATTGACGGTCTCAGCGGCGTAAATCGTTTTGTTAGCGTTAATCGCCCCGGAGAACTGCGCCCCGGAGCCGTCACGCTTCATTGATAGCAACAGCGGGGTGTTGAGTGAGTTACCCCAGTGAAAGCACAAGGATTGGCCGAGGGTTGGGTCAGACAGCACGCCCATCGAGATTGCCTCTGCACTGCCTGCGAGAGTGGCCTTCATCTTGATAATCGGGCTGTATTCAGATGCCGCGTTCAGCGTCTGAGTCTTGATCACAAACGGTGCGTCGGTGGTTAGCTGGTTGGCAAACGTCTTGGACTCTGTATATGGGCCTGCTTTAACTCGCAAATCGGTATCAACCGGGCCGGTAAACACATGACCGCCAGTAGCGATGTAAGTCATTCGCCCCCCGGCCGCTACCCCGGTAGGGGCGTCACTGATGATGCGGGTGTCGTAGTCGACTGCCGTTGCGCCGCTGTGAAAGTCGACAAACGGAGTAGAGGCGACGCTGTCTGTCCGGCCTACCTCAATCGAGGTGCCGTTCACCTTGTTGACGTAGATGTTGCCGCCTGCGTCACGCTGCACCAAAGTGTCCGCCGTGGCGGACAAAGCGGCGGCGGCGATTGTCGCCGAGTTCGCCAAGAACGACTTGAACACGATTGCGCCCTGATCGGTGTTGTCGATGGTGATCTTGGTTTCGCCGGTCGCGGTGTAGCCGATTTTCACGATGTTGGCCGTTTGCCCGATACCCGTGCCCTGTTGGGCCTTGGCTGCCAGCGCTGTTGCGGTTGCGGTGCTGATTGGCTTAGTGGCATCAGACGTGTTGTCGACGTTGTCCAGACCAAACGCTTTGCCGTTGGCGCGCTGGTAGCTGCTGCAAATCCAGTTGCCAGAACCCAAGCTCAGGAATTCAGCAGTGTCGTTCACGGCTGTCGTGATGTTGGCGCCGGTTGGGAGAATCAGCGATGTTGCGTTGTGGGCCAGAACCAACACGCCAGCGAACTTCACGATACGACGAACGCCAGCGGTTGCTGTGCCCAGCGCGCCAATAGCGACAGTGCCGGTTACGGTGACCGAGTTCGAGGCGGCTGTTGCGATGTTGGTAGTGGTATTCGAGGCGATAGTAACGGTTGGCGCTTCGTCAATCGCACCGGCAACGTCGAACAGGCCCGGGGCGACAGTGATACCAGCAACAGACACGAGAGGAACGCCGGCTGCGCGAACGTAATTTGTGCAGCTCCAGTTGCCGGAACCGTTGCTGCGGAATTCGGCAATATCGTCGACTGCTGTGACAATGTTGGCGTTACCGATGAGGTTCAAGGAGGTAGCGTTGTGAGTAAGGGTCAACACGCCAGAAAAGCGAACCTGTTTGCGTGTGCCGGCCGGGGCGATGCCAAGCGCCGTAATGGCAGTTGTGCCAGTCACGTTAATGACGTTAGACGCCGCCGTGCCGATGTTTGTAGTTGCCGCCGAGGCAATCACAACGGTTGTCTCGGTGATTCCCGCCAGCGCGGCAACGCCGGTCACGGTCAGCGCGCCGGTCACAGACATGTTGCCAGCTACCGACAGGTCACCGCCAAACGAACCGCCGCCGACCACTACCAGTCGATTGTCATTGGTAAATGTCGCAGCCAACGATGGGAGAATGGCGCCTACTGAGGTTGTCAGAATCCGCACCTGACCGGCAGCACTTGTCGCTGTTGGAACCTCGTCGGTGTAGAAGTCGATGCGGCCGATTTTGCGGTAGTCGGTGCCATCGCTTGCGGCGGCCATCAGGGTGCAGACAGAACGGCCGGCAGTTACAGCGGCGTGCGCGCCAACAGCGCCCAGCGAGCGTGTGCCGATGAAGGTGGAGCCGAAGTTCGCTGTAGAGTTCGAGAAGCCCATTGCGGCGATTGCGTTCGCAACGGAACCAGCCAGACCGGTGATGCGCAGAGATGGCGCGGTAGCTGACGCACCGTCAGAAGAAGTTGGAGCCAGAGTTGCGTCAGCCGCGTTGTTCGACAGCGTAGTGAATGTTGGCGTGCCGGCCAAGATGATGTCGGTCAAGGTGCCGCCGTTTGCAGCCGCCACTTCGTTCCACGTTGTCCAAACACTGTTGAAGCTGTTCCGCCAGTAGAGTTTGCGGTTGACCGAAACTGTGGAGCTTAGAGCGGCCACAATCTGCAAGTTGGCGGTTGAGCTTTGACGCAGTTGAATACCGCTGTGAATCACGTTATTTGGCAAGCCAGAAGCGGTTGCCACCGCGCCAGCGCATTGGAATGGGCCAGCGATGGTGTTCGCGTTCAGATCAGTAACGATTGGCGAGGCATAATCACCGAAACCCATGGAGCCCAGCAGACCCATGATCGAGTTGCGGCGGGCCAGCTCTGGTTCGGCGAAGAAGATCGTGCCGTTCACCGGCATTGCGGTTTCGTTCCACACGCCGACGGTGAACGAGCGAGTCGTTGCGCTTGCGGTGAAAGTGCCGTTCAGTTTCTGCCAGCCGCCTGCGACTTGGTCGTAAGCCAGCACACGGGTGTTCGCAACGAAGGTGCCGCCAGTCACAGCGTCCGATTCAACGAAGGTCAGTCGAGCAGCGGCGCTACCGGTAGCTGGGCCACCAACTACGTTCATCCAGATGCAGACGTCGAACTTCTCGCCCGGAACGCATGGAATGCGCGACACGGCGTTTGCCAGTGGGAACGCATGGGTCAGCAGTTGCGAGGCTACTTTCTTCAGCGACACGCCGACCCGGGCAGTCGGGCAACCGACTGGCACGCTAACGTCGGTCGAATCGACGTAGGAGACCTTGCCGTTTGTCACGTCAGTGGTGGACAGCGAAGCGGTAGAAATGAACGTCGGGTTGGAAATCAGGTTCGTCGGCATTTTGTCGAGACCGGACAGAGAGCCAGCGGCGGCAGATGTTGCGCTTGCGAGGGCGTTCGCTTCAGACACGGCGGCAGCAAGCTTCGAAACGTTTGCCGCTGTAGCGCTCCCTGCGGCCGCTGTAGCGCTTGTTGCAGCGTTAGCTTCACTGATATCGGCGTTCGCTTCAGACGTCGCAGCGGCGTTTTTAGACGCTAATGCGTTGGTCTCGCTGGTAGCGGCGGCACTCTTTGAAGCGAGGGCGTTAGTCTCAGACGTGCCGGCTGCAATCTTCGAAGCATTGGCATCGGTGGCAGACGTAGCGGCGGCAGTGGCTGAGCTGCTGGCAGCGGTTGAACTGGCAGCGGCAGCAGTGGCCGAGCCGGCAGCAGTGGTCACACTGGTGGCAGCAGCGGTTGAACTGGCAGCGGCAGCATTCTTCGAGGCGAGGGCGTTAGTCTCGCTGGTAGCGGCGGCGGTTGCAGATGCGGCGGCGGCCAATTTGGACGTGTTGGAGGCTGTTTCGCTGGACCCAGCGTTTGTTGCCGAAATCGCAGCGGCGTTCTTCGAAGCAAGGGCGTTGGTTTCGCTGGTGCCGGCTGCAATCTTGGAGGTGTTTGCTGCGGTCGCCGAAGTTGCGGCGGCAGTTGCGGAGGCGTTAGCGTTGGTCGCCGAAGTTGCGGCGGCGGTCACAGATGCGGCAGAAGCTGTTGCCGAGCCAGCAGAAGCTGTTGCCGAGCCAGCAGAAGCTGTTGCGCTGGTCGCGCTATTGGTCGCGCTAGTGGCAGCGGCAGTCTTCGAAGCAAGGGCGTTGGTTTCGGACGTCCCGGCTGCAACCTTGGAGGTATTGGCAGCAGTCGCAGACGTAGCGGCGGCGGCTGCGCTGGCGGCTACGGCAGTCTTCGAAGCGTCGGCGGCGGCAGCAGCGGTGGCAGCAGCGGTGGCGCTGGTAGCTGCGGCAGTCTTTGAAGCGTCGGCAGCGGTGGCGCTGACTGCGGCGAATGCAGCCTGATCCAAGGAATCTTGGTAGCCGAAGGCAATCAGTTCAGGACACATGAACATCTTGGTGACCTTGTTGCGGTCGGTCAGCGGGTAACGGCCATCGCCGTTCGGCCCACCGGTGCGGCTGCCGGACATCCAGTCGCTGAATTCGTCCTGTGTAAACTGACGATCTGTCAGAAACTGTTCAATCTTGATGCTCAGGTCACGGAAGTTGACAGCCATGACAAAGCGCAGAGCGGCGTAGTTGAACGAGCCGGATTGTTTCGCTGGAGAGCTGACGGTTAGATGGGTGTCGTCCGGCACGCTCACAACTTCGAGGCACTGGCCGTTCTCAATAACGACGATGTCGCCCACGGCGACGTTTGCAACAAACGCAGTGCCAACACCTACAATGGAGGTGCTGGCATTTGTGAGGGTCAGAGACCCGGCGCGGTAAGTTCTCACAGATATTGCCTCTTGGGTGTTGGCGATTTGCCAAACTATACCCTAGGGGCCGGGTGTTGCCCAGATCAGATTCCAAGCGTTGCGACCGAAGACGCTTGGCCCGGTCCCGCTTGGGCAGTTGATATCAACGGTCAGTGAATATGGATTGGCAGCGTTGAAGAACATTCTCGCAAATACGGTTTGCCCGCCCGGGGTGCCTGTGATCAACCCAGTAAAGCCGTTGGCAAGAAAGTGCCCGCCGTAGCCGTATGGGCATGGCGTGTCGACTCGGCACCAGTCCCAATTGCCGCTGCGGCCAGAGTTATCGTGACCGGTCGAGATTACCCGGAAGTTGTTGAACTGCGGCGCCCAAGACAGGAATTTCGCAATCGGATAGCCGCTGTCGAAGATGATAACCCCGGTGTCCTTGTTGCGAATGCGAACGCCATATTTGGCATTGGATTTTGCAGCTTGGGTCGTGGTGATAAACCACGTTCCATACACTGGCGCAGGGTTAGCGCCGCCGCCCGGGGTGTCTGTGCTATCTGTGCCGTAGACTGAAAACCCAGACCACGCGCCGGGTTGGCCGATAACCCGAACGCTGAGGACTTCGATTGTGTTTGTGACTCGAAGGAATACCAATGGCTGTTCAGTCGTGGCGATAACCGCTGGAAACGTTACACCGGTCGCATAGGTGGTGATGCCTGCTTGGGTGTAGGCAACCAAGTTGCCCAAGTTCCCGCTGAAGAGAACCGAATTCACCGGGCTCTCATCCGAGATTTGCAGTTGGCCGTATGCGCCCCTGATTCTAATTCCTACTGCCATTATTGGATTCTCACTACTCGAAGGGTGTAATAGCCGTTATACCAATTTTGCTCATTGGCGATACCGTTCCAATACACCACGCTTCCAGAAATATACGTTCGCGGCATCCTTGGCTCGACGAAGCCAGCAATTGGCGCAAAGGCGCCAGCGTCAAAACACGGCACGAAGAACGCGACGTGCGTTGCTTCGCTGATACCCGCGATCACCCTGTTTCCGCTTGCAGCGCCAGCGGAAATATAGATCGTTTCTGTGTAGGTGTTACTGACCGTATAGTCAGTAACCTCCATTCGCAGCGCGCCTGTATTCTCGTCCCTGATCCTAATTCCTACCGTCATGTCAGCTCCCCAATCTCGATAACCAATACGCCATTGTTCGTATTGTAGAAGCGGTCATAGTTGGCGCGCAATTCACGGCGCATCCCATTGCCGCTACCGTTCAACTGGAAGTTGCCGTTACGGCTCAGAACCCAGTAAGGAACGCCTTGAGCGTTGAGACCAATCGACTGCATGTCGCCCATGTAGGCGGCGTTGATCAGCACAATCCCACCCATCACTTGGAACGGAGCGATTGCATAGGAGTTATTTGGGTTGATGATCACGAACCGGTCAGCCTGCATCGCGATGGACGTCTGGTAGATGCCCTGATCGGTGTTCTGGATACCGATACCCATACCGGCAATGTAAACCGTGCCGTTCGAGGAAACCTGAACCTTCGCAGTCCACTGAGCGCTCAACTTGCCGTCGAGGTTCGACAGCGCTGTGGAAGTGACTTGCACGCTGCTGGATGCGCCGTTCGCCGTTGCTTGAGCCGTCTGGACCGCAGTAGTCAAAGCGCCGTCAGCGTTCGCCCGTGTGGTTTGCTCATTCACCAGAGCGGCGTTGGTGGTGTCTGTCTTGGCGACCATCGAGTCCACACGGCTGTTCACCGCAGACACAGCGTTGGCCCGGGCTGTCACTTCCGACTGAATCGCTGCGTTGTTCACGCCGTTGGCGGCAACAGTGGCGTCGACACGGGTAGACAGGGCGCCGTCAGCACCGGCCCGGGTTGAAGCTTCCGAGCTGATTGCCGCCGCGATGTCACTGGTTGTCTTCGCTTGCAGTGCTGTAACCAGAGAGGCGCTGGCGGCGTCACCGTTGGCGCGAAGGGTCTGCTCTGTTGCCAAGCTTGCGTTGGTGGTGTCGGTTTTGACGCCGAGCTGGGTGATGCTGGTAGCCAAGGCACTGTCGCCGTTCGCACGCACGGTCTGTTCGGTGGCGATTGCAGCGTTGGTGGTGTCGGTCTTCACCTTTAGGCTGTTAATTTCGGTCGCGTTCGCGCTGTCGCCGTTCGCCCGGGCAGTTTGCTCAGTGACAATGGCAGCGTTCGTCACGTCAGTTTTGGCGGTGATGCCCTGAATGCTGGTAGCTGTGGCGCTGTCCGCGGTTGCCCGGGCGGTTTGCTCGGCTACCAGTGCGGCGTCACTTGTCTGGAAGCGCGCTTCCACCGATTGCATCGCCGTTGCCACGGCTTGACGGTCGGACACCAGAACCTGATTGATGTTCAGGATTTCGGCTTTGATATCCTCGTCAATCGAGACGCTCAGCTTGTAGATGTCCTTGCGCATGTTCACGTTTTCATCGTCGCGCAACAAGGCTTCGATGTTGTTACCGGCACGGGCCGCGGCAGCCAACGCTTCAGCCTCTTCGATACGTTCCGGCAGACCGTCGGTGATAATGTTCACCCGGTCGATTACCTCTTCCACCAGACCGTCAAGGCTCTCGCTAATGTCGTCGATTGTCTTGGACAGTTCTTCGTCCAAGTCAGTCTTGGCGATGAAGCCGGCTTGAGCAGACGTGCCCGCCGTCGAGTTGAACGCCGACTTCATGCCGCGCTTGTTCACGGTGCGGACCCAATACCAGTATTTCATCAGGGTTGGAATGCCCGAACGGGTGTAGGCGTTGCCCGGTGTGCGGTCGAGATAGTAGGCGGTGACAAGGTTGTCACTGGTGTTCTCGAAGATTTCCACGAAGTCGAAGTCGACGACAGTTGCGTTGATCCACGCCAAGTTGACCTGTCGAAAGTCACCCGTCGCTGTCAGGTTGGTCGGCGGCGCTGGTGGGTTTGCCGTTCCGAGGGCAACGTAGGTGCCCACAAGCTCGCTAGAGAGCTTTCCGGTTACGGCCTGACCCACGACCTTAAAATCATAGACTTGACCGCCCAGCACGTTCAGAACCTCAAACGAAGCCTTGTTCGTGACTGTCTGCTGCCAGCCGCCGACACTGACGCCATTGGTCATGCGCCACGACACAAAGTAGGTCGGCGATTTACCTACCCACGATACGTCCAGACGCGAGCCCAGTTGACCCGGGGCGATCAGATAGGTGACCTCTTCCACCTTCAGCAGCTCAGGGGTGAAGAACGTCGGGTCGAGCAGTGTGGTTGGCAGAGATTCCAGTTGCAGCCCCTGTTCGATGGAGCCGAACTTGCTCGGGTTGTGGTCTACCACGCTGATTACGAACTGGCTATGCTTCTCAGACTGCGCGACCCCAACCACGCGGGCCATCATTGGCACGAGGCTTGGCTCGATCAGAATCCAGACGGCATTCGCCATCGGCGCCGCACTTAGTTGACTGGCGAAGGTGATCGCGGTCTTGCCGGTGCCAGATTGAACCACCTGACGCTCTTCGAACTTACCGTCTGGCATGCGAATCGCGATAATCGAACCGGCCGTGATGTCGGTAGCCCTGTCTAGCGTGCAGCCTGTGCGTGAAGACGCGAGCAGACGCCCGCCGTTACGCTTGCCGGCCTTCCACTGGTCGCTGATCTTGACGATGTCACCCGGCATCACAACCAGACCGTCCAGACCAACTTCAAAGTTGGTCATGTTGGTCTCTACCTTTTCAGTGTAGAGAATCCACAGACCCACGCGGTGTGCCTGAGCGCGGGAGGTGCAGCCAAACGCGATTGTATCCATGCGCTTGTAGCCGATGGACTGGATCAGGTCCGGGTCTTCGACGTATTCGATCTTTTGTTTGTATTGGTCTTCCGGGTCATTCCACTGGACGTGAACAACGCTGTGACGGTCTTTGCGGGCAGAGCCGGCGCGGCTGAACATGCCGTCGACAACGTTGGCGTTGTTGAACAGGTAAACCGGGTCAGTCGGCGAATCCTGAGTGACCTGAATCATGCCGCCCGCCCAGTAAGACATACCCCGGAACGTAGAGCAGATGTCCGAGATTACCTTGTAGGCGTCATTGCGGCTTGCGATGCTGGTGTTGATCGTGAAGCGAGGCTCCAGACCGCCGAAGCCGTTGCTCAGCATGCCGTCGCAGTAACGGCCGATTTGGTAGAGCTTGGCGATGTTGATGTTCGACGGTTTGACGAATTCGCCCAGACCATAGCGACGGTTGGTCAGGATGTCGTAAAACACCCACGCCGGGTTGTTACTGAACCCAATCCCGAACGAGCCGTCCCACACGCCATTGTAGACGCGGGTCTCTGGGTCGTAATTGGACGGAATGCGAATCAGTAGACCGTCGATCAGGTATGACCGAGACGGCAGCGAAGAGAACTGTTCGGAGTTCACCCGCACACCACACATCACTGAGTTCGGGTATGTCAGTTGGCTGTTCACAATTTCGTAGTAGGAATCAAGGAACGTGTCGTTCGACAGATACGAGTTGATTGAATCCGAGGTGATTCGACTGACGCGAATGCGGTAGCTGGTGCCCGGTTTCGGGAGGGTAATCAAGTGTTCGCGCTGATACTTGGAGCGTGACTTGTCAGTGATAGTCACCACGTTCGAGTCTGTGCCAGACACGTTTACAGGAACGAACGTGCCGCCGCTCACTGACATGGTGAACGCATATTGAACAGTTGTGCCGGTGACGTCACCGGTGCTGGAGTTCTGCGAAGACAATGCAGGCATGCTGATGATCACACGCACTGCGTCGGCGTCAGGGTCGGCGATAGTGATTGTCTGAGGCGTGGACTGCTTGAGCTGCACGCTCATGTTGTATGGGGTGGACACGTCAGGGAAGCCGGTTAGCACGGCGTTATCTTGGCGCCCATCACGGAATTGCCAATCGAAGCCCTGATAGTTGTAGCTGTTATCCGGGTTGGTCAACGGCGTGCCGTCGAGGTAAATGCCACTGGAGTCACCGACCAGACCCTTTACCTGCCCTTCGCAGAGTAGGTCGAGGATCGCCAGAAGCGCTTTGGATTGAACTGTGTCTGGCGCGATTACCGGCGCACGGGCGCCCTTCGGCTTGCTACCACCGCCAGAGCCTAAAACCGTTCTTGAAAAAGGTGCGTCGATCATTTGGATTAGCCCATTAATTGGTCGATGGTGACCGAAGCGCTCACGGCTTGGCTGCCTACCAGACAGCGGCCATACACGAGCGGAACCGGGACGCCTTGGGCGGTCGTGTTCACCGGCCCGTTGAAGTAGTAAGAGGCTCCGTCATCAGACGTATTATTCTGCTTTTTCGGGCGCGGGGAGAGCAATTCAACCAGACCGCCAATCATTAAGCTGGCACCCATCGCCACCAGCCAAGGCTGCCCGAAATACAGGCCGACCGCGATCAGGATTGCGCCCACGACTGTGCGAATGCCAGCCGAAGAGCCGCTTACCACGGGGGTGAAGCGAATCATTGCTGGCTGTTCATCGCGCTGAAGCTGATAGGTGGAATCGTCGATTCTGTGCTTCTTACCGCGCTTGTCGGTAATAGTCACACGGTAGCAGGAGAACTTGTCTGCGTTGTTGCGAATCCAGCCTTGAATGCCGGGTTTGTTCGCTTCGATCAGGGCTAGCGCTTGGTTTGGAGTGGTGACCGCGAGGTTCCATTCCTTGCCAAACGCTTTGCCCAATGGGCCGTCAAGAATTACCTTCGTTAGTGCCATGTTTTCCAACCTCGGGGTGGCGCAAAACTGCGATTGTGTGTTTCAGCCAATATCCCCCATAGATCGAGCGACTTGACAATCTGTCTTCACAATGGTGAAGGATCATATCGTCGCCAATGTAAATTGCAACATGGTTGGCGACTTTGCCGCCCGTTTGAATCAGAAACACGTCACCGGGCTTTGGATTGACATCATACACTTTCTCGAAGCCAAGTTGAGCGTAGGACTGTTCGATCACCGGCACGTTGATTTCCCAGAACCGAGTGTCACGGCATTCACGGCATACGGCCAAGTCAATACCATATTCGCCCTTGTAGTAATCGCGCAGCAGCGAGTAGCAGTCCACCAGACCGTAATGGTATGGGCGCCCGATGTATTCGAGCCTGAAGCCTTCCGGTTCCAGCAACAATGTCTCGCTGAAGGTGAAGCCTTCCTCGTCTGACTTGGTGATTGCGTTGATAAACCACGGCAGACCCAAGTTCTCGCACTCCACACGGTCGAACAGTGACGGCTGGTTGGTCTTGTCTGGGTGCGTGTGCCAGACGGCGATGATTTCGCCAACGTCCGAGCATCGCTGGTATTCGGCATCGCCGATACGGAAGTCAGCCAGCGGGCCTTTCGCGCTGTTCTCACACGGCATGAAGTGCTGTTTCTTGCCGGCCTTGACGACGTAACCGCACGCTTCTTGCGGGTAGCGCAGCTCTGCTTCCTCTTGAAATGCTTTCAGCAGCGCCGCTGTTGGTTTAGTTTTCATATCGTGTTGCCCCGGGGAATCCGCCAAACGGCAGAGGGTTGGCGCCAAAGCGCACCTTGCAGCTCGAAAGGCGTTTGGCGCATGAGTCGGTAAGCGGCGTTCCCGGCTGGTCGTAACGGTCGAACGACTGGCCGGTATAGCCGCATTCGGCGCTACGATAACGCCAAGCGCATGCTGACTTCAACACTTGCCGATAGGGTAGTTGGATGCCCATCAGGTCGAATACGGATGCCAGTTCGAATTCCAAGGCATAGCGGTTCTCGCTGGTCTTCTGGTCGACGAACCACGAATCGTCGTCCGCGTGCTGCGTCGGGTCAGCGTCAGGGTTCACCCCGCCCGGGAAGTTCACCGCGTCGAGAAACTTGGCGAAGGTGCGTTTTCGGATGATCATGCAGCCAAGGAGATCGTCGTTTGCGGCAACCTCCCCACTGAACAGGCCGTTGGTGTTGGCGACGGTAATTTTAGGGCGCGGCAATGCGCCCTGAGTGGACATATCAAAACCTTCGCACTGAATCGGCCACGGCTGGTAAATTTGACCCTGCCAGACGACCGGCTGTTTCAGCTCGTTGGTGCCGGCGTGAAAGTAGAGAATCCCGCCGCTGTCGGTAACGCTCATATCCAGCACAAACAGCTCAATGAGAGCTGTTGGCGATAGAGATTGGATTTCCTCAGAAAACTTGCTCATACCTCGAACACCTCTTCGAACACGCTGTTCACGGTGACTTCGCCTCGGTCAGACTTAGTCGTCCATTTGCGGGCGACGTAATACCCCGTTTCGTTCAGCGGGTTGGTCCAAATGAATGACTCGACACCCTTCCGCGCTCTCAGGAAGTTTCGAATCGCCAGACCTTCACCGGCGTTGCGACCTTTGGTGAAGGTCACGCGCCAGCTCTGGTGAATCACGTTCAACGTGTCGGTGGTGCGGGACTCATACCCGTCGCCATACTTCGTCACATTGACACTTGGTTCCTCGGAGTTTTCACTCGCGACATCCGGGAACCAAGTGAATGTTTGTCTTGCCATTGCTCACCTCTATTTGCGTTTGTCGAGGATGCCGTTAGGGCGGGTTTCCGTCAGCAAGACTTCGCGAACGACAGTCTTGATGCGGTTCGACAGGTCTTTGGCCTGCTGGGCGTCAGCGCCAGCGTCTTCACTTTGGGTTTCGCCGCCGTCCTTGTTGATCACGATGCTGATCGTAACCGGTGCGAAGGTTTGACCGCCACCAGCATTGCTGCCGCCGACGTTCTCACCGCTGAAGCTTACCGGGATGCTTCGACCATCTGGCAGAGGCACATAGGCTTCATTCATGCGACCTTCACCGAACAGGGCCAGTTGCGGGCTGTTAGCTACGCCACCGTTGGCGTAAGCGTTCAATGGCAGAGAGCCCATCGACGACATGATGCCACCCATTGCAAATACGTTGCTTGGGCCGGCCGCTTGTTGACCCAGACCCATACCGACGCCCGTGCCGCTGGTAACCCCAGAAGTTGCCGTAGATGCCCCACCGTAGCTGCCGCCGTATGCAGCGAGACCCATTTGCGCCAAGCCACCGATCAGTTTTACAGTGCTGCCGCCTGCCGCCGCTGCTGCCATTGTCAACATAGCAGCGGTCGCCGCTTCAATAGCCAACGTGAACAGTCCGGTAGAGGTAGCCGCTTGCATGTCGGCGGTGCCGCTGATTACCGTTTGCGCTGCGGTTTTCACCAGACCATCGGTTGCGGCTTTGGCGCCGTCAGTCGCCAGACCCTTCACGGCGTCAGTGGTGACGTCGGTCATTGCTGCCAGTTTGTCGAGACCGAAGTATTTGGCTGCGTCGTTGATGCCACCCTTCACGGCATTGCCAGCGGCGGTGAAGCCGGTGCCGATGGAACCCATGATGCCGGATGTCGCGCCACCTGCCGCACCGATTGCTTGGCTTCCCGCTGGTGCCGCTTTGTTGCTTAGGGTGTTTTGCAGCCAGCCGGTCAGGTTATCCAAGGCGCCGGCCATTGGTTTCGCCAGCGCTTCCTTGAGCTTCATGTCCAGAATGTCCTTCAACATCCCGGCGACAAACTCTTTGATCGACACTGAACCGCCAGTCAGCCAAGTAGACAATTGGCTGACGAACCCGCTACCCCAGTTGGCGGCAACTTCGTCGATCTTGTCGAACGAGTTTTCCCAGTCGATTTGCATCTTCTCGATGGCGCCGCGCTGGGCGTATGCCCGGGCGTTTGCCTGAATCTTGACGTGTTCGGTGTAGTTGGTTTCAGCGCGAGTGCGAGCCTCGTTGAATTCCTTCTCCAGCGTCCCGATTTGGGCCACACGCTCAGATTCGGTCAGGTTGAGCGAAGACACGCCAGCTACAGCCTTCTGATACCGTTCGGCCATTTCGGCCAAGCGGGCGTTGTATGTTTCCAAGTCCTTCTGCGCTTTGGTGTCGAACTGCTGACCTACGCGCTTCCGGGTGTTCGGCTCCATGCTGTTTTGGGTTTCGCGGTCGCCTTCTTTGAAGTCCGCGGTGTAGTTGACCAAGTCGGCACGGGCACGCTCAAACAGCGCCTCGTTTTTCTTCACGTTCCATGCGTCGAACTCCTTGGTGCCGTTTTTCAGACGCTCTTCGGCTCGGGCAAGCTCGCGCACCAGACCTGTCATTTCGCGGGTCTGTTTGGAGGTGTCGTTGGTGCCGCGCTCCATTGCGGTGTTGCTGTCCTCACGGGCAGCGGCAACACGTTGGTTCGCGAACTCCAGCGCCTTCAGTTGCTCTTCTTGTTGCAGCATTGCCGCCCGGGTGTTGACCCAGTCGTCGACGCTACCGCCAGCACCAGCCGCTTTCCAATCCAGACCGCCGTTCGCGCCTTTGAATGGGCGTTTGTTGGCGTCATGGTCTGGGTCGAAGTCGCCAGCCTTCCACTTCTCGAAGAACTCGGTGCGAGCCTGTTCCAGCAAGTCGTCAGCGCGGCCAGTGATTTGAGCGGTGATCCGCATAGCGGTCACTTCTTGTTTGCTGCTGACTTCGGCAAGCGAGCGGGCGAACTGGTCACGCGGGGCGCGAGGTGCTTTCTTACCCGGCGCGTCTGGGATTTCAAAGCCGCCAACCACGGCGCCGCCCGCTGTGGCGGTCGGGTTCTCGTGGGTGAAGCCTTTCCCAGCGATCAGGTCGGCGTCAGGGGTGCCGCCAAACATCCCGGCGATGCCCTTGTCTTTCTTGGCGCCCAGACGTGCTTCGCGCTCTGCCTGCTTCTTCCGGCGTTTGCGAATGCGCTCGAAGCGAGAGTTTTCGTCCGCTTCTTCTTGCCGCGCGCCTCTCATGTTCGCGTCACCTTCGGCATTGGAGTCATCGGTGAAGCGCACAGCGTTGCGAACTTTGACGAACGCAATCTGGAACTTGTTCACCAACTGGGCCAACCAGTGATCCATCCACTCGCCGATTTTCGCGAAGCCGACCTGCCAATCCAAGAACAGAGTGGTCAAGTCCCACGCGAGCAACAGCCAGCCGACATACGGGATCATGCGCAGGAAGGCTTTACCGACGACAGCGGCCATCAGGGTTGCCGACACGCCAACGCCAAACATGCGAGCGCCCAGACCCACCAGAGTGCCACCGAACGCCGACACGGTGCCCATTGTGGTAGCAAGCACCGCACGCATACCGGTAGCGCCGGCACCCATCGCTGCAAAGCGCGCTGCAAGCGTTGTAGAAGCGCTTAGAATCGGGCCGCTCATAATGCCGGCTAAACCGCTCAGCGCGCCCCGCAAGAGGGTCAGGGGAGCCATAGCGAGCGACGACAGCAGACCGAACGCCCGACCAAACAGGCCGATCTTCCCGGCAGCAGCACCGGCTTCAACGCCAGCGCCACGGATCAGGGTGCCCAGACCGGTTACCAGACCGAACATTTTCGCCGCGCCGGCCAGTGTCAGCAACAGGCCACCAACAGCGCCACCAATCATCGCGACTTGAGCGACCATCGGGTTTTGCTGACTGAAGTCCTGCATTTTGTTGACGATCTTGGTGATCCAGTTAAAGAAGCTGGTCATCAGAGGCAGAACGGTTGTGCCGAGCGTCACTTTGAGGTTGTCCAGCGCCGCGTCGAAGTTCTTCGTGGACTGCTCATATGTATCCATGCGCAGCTTCTTCAGCTCGTCGATGCCAGCGGCGCCGTTAACCATTTCATGCTGGTGGTCGATACGCTCTTGCATGCGCGGGTCAGCGATGGTCTTCAGAAGGCCAGTCGCTGTAGTGGTCATGCCGTTACGCGATGCCCACTTGCTGATAGCGTTGCGCTGTGCGTCCGGGTCGTTGACGTCCGCGTCACCGAAATACTTCTTGCGGTTCTCCGGCGCGCTGATGGTTGTCAGCACGTTTTTCATCATGTCGCGAATGGCACTGATCGGGTCAGCGTTCAGTTTGGCAACATTGTTGAAGCCAGCTTTCTTGGCTTCGCCCATGAATTTCTTGATCGAAGCGTCGGTTGCGTTGACGGTGCCGTCTGCATTCTTCGAGGAAATAGAGTCCGTGTTCAGCAAGCCAGCTTCGGCGAATTGCTTGACCATTTCGTTAGACATGGTCTTGCCGTTACCGTATGCCTGCAACATCTTGATCATGGTGCCGAGAGTTGACACACCACCAGCGCCACCACCACCAGCGCCACCAGATACCTTCAGTTGGTCCATCAGGGCGACAGCGTTGATAATGCCATCATTCGAGAGTTGCGCTGCGTTACCCGGGTCCACCCGGCGCAGTAGGGTTTCGACGTCCGCAATGTCGATCTTGTTACCGGTCGCGGTGACGATCTTTTGCAGCATTTCCATCGTGCTTTTGGTTTTCGCCGGGTCGTATTGAACCTGACGCGCTTCAGCCACACCATAGAGGTTTCGAATCAGGTTTTCAAAGCTCGCTTGGCCTTCATCACCAGTGACGTATTGCAGGTTCTGGGCCGCGTCGATGGCCGTTGGCAGCGTCTGATTAATCTGACGTTGGTTGGTGGTTGCGAGACCACCCATTGCGCCAATGCGAGCGGTTGCCGCGTCGTTGAAGTTCAAGCCCGGGTGCGACTTGGAGTCGTAATTGACCATCTGGTTGAATTGCGTTTGTTCTTCGGCGGTCATGCCCATTGCTTTGGAGCGAACGCCGGTTCGCTCGAACTCACCAGCCTTATGAACCGAGGATTTTTCACCCTGCATGATCTTCGAGCCAGCATAAAGCTGCGACATGCCTTTGATCAGGTCCATTTGCTGCTTGGACATTTCAATAGCTTCGCGCTGCTTGATCGCTTGTGCCCGTTGGGTTGCAAGGTATTCGTCGGCGCGGAGCTTCTGGCGGGTCAGCGCCGCTTCGATGCGACCTTCCAGACCGATGCGGTTGCCCAGCGCGGTGTTTTGCGCGTTGATGATGTTCATGTTGCCAGTCAATCGGCCAGCTTCTTGCCCGAGCAGGTTCAGGCCCAATTGCAAGGATGTAACCTTGGCGCGCTGTGCTGCGAGTTCGGCTTGATACCGGGCCAGCGTCGGGCTGTTCGCGCCTAGGATTCGACCGGTGCCTTCATCACGCTTGTTGTCTACCCGCCACTGCATAGTCTGTTCGCGCTTGCGCTCGTCTGCCAGCTTCGAGCGGAACTCACGTTCGGCCTTCAGTGCAGAATCCAGCGAACGTTGCTTGTTCTGGAGCAGCTTGTTGTTCGAGTCGATTTCTTCGGCTGCGGCCCGGGCGTTAGCGTTCCGGCGCAGACTTGCGGACAACACGACCTGTTCGGCGGTTTTGCGGTGTGTCTCGCCAAGATTGCGCATTGCGCGTTCTTGAGCGGTCAGACCATTGACCATCGCAGCGCTATCAGCGGCTACAGCCTTCTGTGAAGTCGACAGACGACGGTTAGACGCTGCGGCCTTGTCGGTGTTCGCGGCGGCACCATCAAGCAACCGGGCGAGCTTCAGCACGGCCCCGTTCAACAGTTCAGCGTTTTGGCTTGCCAGTGCAGAGCTTGCGTTGAAGCTTGCCATCGACCGGCCAGCGGCGGCGAATTGAGCTTCAAGCGATTTGGCGCTCGCAGAGAGGGTCTTCAGGTTGTTGGACGAGAGAGTGAGGTTTTTGCCGAGCGTGCCCAGCTTCGTTTCCAGACCGGCAGCAGCCTTGGTCACGCCAGACAGTTCGGTGTTCAGCCCCTTAATGCCGGTGACCGCTTGACGGGTTTTAACCGTGAAGCCGAGGTCGTCCAGCGTCAGTGTGACCTTGATGTTCCCGCCAATTGCGTTGGTCATGTTGGTTCCTGTATAGCCTATTGAGCCATCATTTTAAGTTCCCTGAAGCCAGCTTCATCGCGCTCTTCATACAGTTGGCCCTTGTCTTCGACCGTCTGGATGGTTCCCAGCTCAATTACAAGCCGGTTCTGGTGCGCTTTGCCGCCTTCGCTCGTTTGAACAGATGCCCCGATGAGTAAAGCCCGCAAGTCTTTCTGCGCCATGATTCTATCTACGTTCCCCGCAAAAAGCCAAAACCGCCGAATGGGCATGTCCATAACGGCGGTCTGGGTCAATCCGTAGAAGTGAATCGTTCGGCAATAATGAAAGCCGAAATCAACTTCAGTTACTTGCGGGCTTTTTCCTTTGCTGGCTTACCGTCGGCCGCTTGCGCTTCCGGTTGGGCCAAGGCTTCTTCCTGCACGTCATCACCACGGACGAAGCCGACGATGGTTTGCAGGTGACGCAGGGAAACTTTCAGCAAGATTGCGCGGGGAGCCGTAGGCACCGAGCGCTGAATCAGGTCAATGGCGCTTTCCACTTGCGCGGTCAGGGCGGCATCGGTGCTTTGCAACAGTTCGGCAGCTTTGGTCGTCTCGATGAAGTTTTCAACGGACATTTCCAGCACTTGGTGTTCGACGCCGGCCAGCACGATGGTGCGTTGGTCACTGGACAGGGTGTCGATATTCAGAATCTTAGTCATGGGTTTGCTCCACAGTTCTATAAGAAAAAGCCCGCTTTCGCGGGCTTCGGTTTGCGCTTTAGGCGCCGACTTTGAACAGCTTACCACCGTTCGCGGAGTCAGGATAGCCAGTGAATTCGCAGTTGAAAATGCGCTCCTTCTCAACCTCATATGCGAAGTCCATACCGCCCGGGGTTGCCGCCAGCGGAATCACGAAGTCTTCCGATTTGTCACTGTCCGGCAGAGCAACCGGGTGCAGACGCAGTTCTTTGGCGATTGCCAACAGCGACACGCCAACAGCGGTGGTCACTTCGACGTTACGCACGGTAGGGTTCACGCCGCCAGCCACAGCGATCACGGTGACGGAGGCTTGCGCCGATGCCAGAGTGAATGCGTTGCCGAGAACACCTTGCAGCTTGTAGGCCGCAGTCACGACTGCACCAGAAACGGTGTAGGTGGCAACGGCCACGTTCGCAACTGCCGAGGCAGCCAGAACGGTTTTCAGGTTGGTAGCGGTCGCAGCGACGGTGCCGCCGATCAGGACTTGGTTACCGACCGGCGATGCAGTCTTGAAGGTGAACACGGTGCCATTGACGGTCACAGTGTCGCCATCGACCGGGATGGTTGCCACGGTCAGCGAACCGGTTGCAGCGGCGCCGCCCGACTGGTTCAGAACCGCACCCGGCATGATCGCAACCAAGTTTTCCAGAGTGGTTTCGGCCAGAGGCACCTTGGCGGTCACATCACGGGACATGATCACTTCGTCGACAGTGGTTTTACCGAACTGATCCACGTTCACTTTGTGGGTTTCGGTTTTCACGGCCACTTGAACGCCGCCTTGGGTGTAGCCAAGGTCCACGCCGCCGTAGAAGATTTTGCAAACGCCCAACTTGACGTTTTTGGTATCGCTCATGGGTGTAGCTCCTTTGCAAAGGTTGTGTGATGCGATTAGAGCCGCGAACATACCACAATCCATTGGCCTTTTCCAGCAGACGAAAAAAAGCCAGTCAGGCGGGGTAACCATGACTGGCAAATAAGGAGCTACTGAATGTTGGTCAATCCTACCCGTCGAACATATCCATTGCAAGCTCTGTGATGAAGCCTTGTGCCAGCTCGTCCATTGCCCGGGTCAAGAATGCACCGCCAACCATCGCGCCGCTCTGCTTTTCGGCAGACAGCGGGCCGAGCTTCAGCGGGCCGGCAGGTGTCAGGTGTTCGTGCATTTCGTAGGCGTAATCGCCGATGGTTTTGCCCGGGCGCTCAGGGATCGGCATTTTCATGTCGATGTAGACCTCAATCTCTTGGCGCACGAACTGACCAGTCGCTTCGTCACGGGCGCGGCCCGGGGTCTCTGGGCGAACCTTAATCGCCTTTTCCAAGTTCCCTCGGTCGATGGGCGCCATCTTGATCGCAAGCTGCTGAATAGCTACAGCCTTGGCATACATTTTCGAGGTCACCCGCTTCTTGGTGTCCATGTCGATTCGGGCGAGCATTGCTTCGGTGTCGATCAGTCCAGCGACGGTGATTGGCATGTCATTCGTCCGCGTTGTAGCAGACTTCCATCGAGACGTTGAACTCGATGAAGTTGCCTTCGGACAGAGGGAATGCCACCGGCTGGTGCTTCGGGCGCAGAAAGCGAATGGTCATGTTGTCGACAACCGTGTCAGATGTAATCAACAGGGCCGTGACGGCTTGTTTTGCGAGCAACAGGCCAGTGTTGTAGTCGTGCGACCGGGCAACCACCTGTAGCGAGGTTTTGAAGTATCCCGGCAGTTCATAGTCGATCTTGGTGCCAGTGAGCGGCGGCTTGAGCAAAACGCCCAACTCACACTCGGTTGGCATAATGTTGATGAACAGGCTTGTGCCCGGGGCACCAACGCCGGCTGCTTCCAGCCGTTGAATCAGCGGCATCATGTTCATGTCATTTCGTCCAGATACTTACGGTGACTTCGATATGGTCCAGTTTGCCAGCGGCGTTCCAGCGCGGGTGAACACTGATGATCTTCAACTTCTGTCCGCGGATAACCAGAACGTCGTGCATTTCTGCCCGGGTCAATGAGGTCAGCAGAACTTTACCGTTGGTTTGCTCTTCATGCGCGCTGCCCCGAGAGGCCGAGCTATCAGAGCGCACGGACGACTTTACATCCGCGGTTGGCATGGATACGACTGAGCAGCGCTCCCGGGATTGAATACCCGGAACGGGCTGGCCGTAGACGTCGTTGCCGGCTGACTTGATCAGCACGCACGTCTGGTTAGGCATGAGCATGGAAGGTTACCTCCGCTTTCGAGTTCGGGTGAAACACCGTCTTCTCGATATCCTTGTAGGTTTGAATGCCGGGGTGGTCTCCGCGGATAACAAACACCATGCCATCGCTTTCGTGGTCCGGGTAGAACACTTCGCCCAGATCATCCTTGACGTCAGAAAGTTGACGCAGCAGCTTGATACGGTAAATGAACTCCCGCGCCAAGAAACTGACGTATCGAGTGGCGTCCCAGTTGCGGGCGGTCTTGTCTGGCACCTTGAAGTCGATCTTCTGCATCTTCTTCAACATCAGTTCACCCATAGCGCCACCAAGTGACTGGGTGAAGATTTTGCCGAAGTCGTCACGGCCAGTCTTTGCGGTGCGAATCGCCGTGTTCACGTTCTGCGCAGCAATGACCGCAAAATCAGCTTTGAACGCGGTCAGCAGACCGCCCATAGCTTCGCGGGCGCCCTGATCGGCATCTTTCCCTAGTGCTGATACCAGATCGTCAGCTTCATCGCTCATACGAGCCGTCAGGGCGCCGCCCATCGAGCCTAAAACTTTGGTCAGCTCGATGATTGCTCGGGGTGATGGTGCCGCGCCCGGGGTCAGCATCTGGAGGTAGCGCCCGTTTAGCGCCTGAAGAAACAGCTCATGCTCTTCGGCTACCGCAGAAGCGAAGTTGGATAGATTCATGCACGGGCCGTCCGAATGTTGTAGGTGATGTAAGTGGACAGGTAGCGGGAAGCGTCCCGGCTCACTTGCAGCTTGAGCGGCATGCCACGGCTGAAGACTTGCTTCGATTCCCCTACCGTGTCTTCCACCAGACCTTGAGCCTGCTTGTCGACAATTTGGCCGTTCGCGATGCCAGTGATGTAGTTGGCTTCGGCAACCTGAGCCAAGCGCAGGGCTTTGAGGAAGCGCGGCGGGAGCTGCACGAACGACTCTGGCGGGATATACGAAATGTCACCGCCGTAGCCCATCCCGCCAGCCCACATGTTGGAGTTGAAAATGTTGAAGTTCATCTTGCACAGCCGGACCCGTGCTTCCATAAGAGCTGCAATCTTGTCTCTGTAGGTCGCTGCGTTCCAGCCGTTCACGTTCGGGATTTCCAGCGACAGCAGTTCAGCTTCGTCGTATGTCTGGAAAGAGTTCTCACCGGTGACCAGCACGGCGTTTGCTTCCACCGCGTAGAGCCGGGTAATCAGCAGCGTGTTACCCGCCACAATGCAATACAGGTTGATGCGGCGGGATTCACGAACGTTCGGGGGCGTCAGGGTGTTTGCACTCGGCGGAACCACGATCAGCACGTTAGCGGTGCCGGCAACAAAGCCAGCAATCGGTTCGCGTGCGACCACGGCGGCGCCGGTCTGGTCGACGACCTCGTATTCCAAGGTGTCAACGGTCAATGGGTTGCCAAAGTCGTCAGCCAGCACGATGTGACTGGTGACTTCTGTCCCGCCGAGATACATGTCCATTATTCGCCCTCTACTTCCACGACTTCAACCACCGACGCAACCGGCTTGGCAACCATGCCAGCTTTGGTCAGTTCGGCAATCAAGCCAGTGATGCTGTTGGATTTGATGCCCAGCGGGGTAGCGATGTCACGCAGGCCAACGATACCTTTGGCGTCAGCAATCTCTTCCAGTTGGGCGACGGTATATTCAGCCTTCTGGATGATCGCCGGCTGTTCTGTCAGGGACGGCACGACGGTAGACGCTGGCGGAGCAGCGGTTTCAACTTCGGTCTCACGGCCGACGACGGCTTCTTGACCCATGGTGTCGAGCAGACGTTGAGCCGGGTTGCAGCTCGAACCATCCTCGAACTCGCAGCTCATCACGGCGGACATTCGGGCTGCGTCACGGAAAGGAACCTCGGTGGTCGAGAGCCCATCCACGAATTGCAGCACGCCCATCTGGCCGTTATAGCCGGCCCAGCCTTCCTGTGTAAGTTTAATCTTCATGGCTCACCTCGTTATTCAGCGGGTGCCGGCTCGGTTACAGCATGCTTGTCGAACAGCTCGCCAGCGACTACAAGCAGGATACCACCAGCTTGCTGCGGCGACACGCTGTAAACGGACACGCCGTCTTCGAAGTCGATAGCGCCCATTGGGCCAGTGAAGTTCTCGTAACCGGGTTGGGTCAATTTCAAGTGCATGGTGTCATCCTCGTTTTGGGTTCAAAAAAAAGGCGAAGCCTTGTGAGCCTCGCCTTTTGTCATCCAGCCGGGCGGCTTAGATGTTGGTCACACCTTTCAGTTGACCGATGGAGCGGGTGGACTTCAGAGCCAGACCACAATACCACTTCAGGCGGATACGGGTTGCATCCTTGTTCTGAACGGTGCCGATGTTCTCGACCACGATGCCAGCGTTGCCGCCACCGTAGATGCCGTGCAGGCCGTCGACTTCGTTCATGCGCAGAGCGTAGATCGAAGCGGTGTTGGCGTTGGAACCCATGGTCTCGTTGCCGGCCAAGAATTCGTTCATGATGATCGGAACGCCGTTGTGAGTCAGCATCGGACGACCGAAGTTTTCCAGTTGCTGCATCACAGCGTCAGTGCCGTAGGTTGCGCGCAACAGGGCACGATACGCACGGATGGTGCCACGACGCATCACGATCACGTCGGCGCCGTTCGGGACGGAGTCCAACAGTTCGTCGAGCATGGTCAGAGTCAGCGCACCGCCGTTGGTGCCGGCGTTGATGATTTGTTGACCACCGACCACAGCGCTGTAGTCCTGAGCCTGACGCGCCAGCTCACCAATACCGTCGAAGGTTTTGGCGTTGGTGGTTGCGTTGCCTTGGGCCAGCATGCGGTGGAATTCACGACCAACACCTTTGGCTTTCTTCTGAATCTGGATCGCCATCTGGTTGTTGGTATCAGACTGGGTAGCCTGAAGGAATTTGTCGATGTCGACGTCGCCAGCCAGAATGCGCAGACGAGCTACGACTTCTTGGAAGGTCGACGCACCTTCAGTCACGGTGTCGTTCGGGTCGAGCCAAGTAGCGGTCGCCAGAGTGTTTTCGCGGTTGTAGACGTAAGCCTTACCGTCGACATGTTTGAATGGGAGAATGGAGAACAAGTCATCCTTCTCGATGATTTCTTCGATCACGCCGGCTTCGAGCTGGTTATTGCTCAAGCGGGCGGCTTCAACGCTCAACAGAGGCATATTTGCTTCCTTATTCCAATTGATTTGAATTACTTCAGGTCAGATCGGGCAAGGTCGCTTTTGCCTACGATGTAGGTCCGCAACATATATCAAATGTGCGGACTTGTAAATCACCCTAGGCAAAAACTTCCCAGATCAGTTAGGCCGACTTCAGACCTTTCAGGCCGGCAGCGATTTTGTCGAACGAGTTGGCTTCAACCTTCTCATTCTTGCCGTCACGAGTGACGGGTTTGTTCTGCGACTGCGCGCCCGGTTTAACGCCGGACTTCAACAGGTAGGCGGCATCGGCATCAGCGGCAACGATTTTGCGCAGAGCGTCATCGAAGCCGACCGGGTTGCCGTAGCTATCCACCAGAGCGGTGCGATTCGCGGAACCTTTCGGTTTGTCGTAGCCGACAACCTTGCCGTCTTCCAGTTCGAAGTTGGCGCCGTAAATCACACGGGCTTTCGACGGGGTCAGGGTCAGTTCGGAGTTGATGAACTCGGAGCCGGTGAACGAGCTGCCAACTGTCATTTCGTTGATGGCGCTGTCGCGTTCGCCGACTTGCAATTGCAGAGAGGCGATTTGCTCTTTGAGAGTTTTGGTCTCGTTGGAATGTTCTTCACCCATGCGGGTTTTCAAACGATCCCATTCACCCTTTTCTTCCAGCGCTTTTTCATCAGCGGCCTTCTGGGCGTCCAGCAGCTTCTTCACGGCTACCGGGTCGATGCCCTCGAAGTCTTTCAGCTTGGCGGTCAGCTCGTCAGCCTTGGTTTGCAGGGCTTTCTCACTTTCCTTGCGCTTCATGACTTCCTTCAGAAGCTTGGCTTCTTCGTCGGAAGGTTTGCGACCGTCTGGGTTGCCCTGTTCGCGAAGCTTCGCGGCGGCAGCGTCGGCTGCATCAGCGCTGGTTTTGTCGGCGGCTACCTTTTCGGCTGCGGCCTTTGCTTCAGCGGTCTCGCCACCGGGCAAGTCGTTGCCGTTACCATCGTTTTCTTCGAGGTAGACGCCAGCACGGCCCATCAGGTTTACAAATTTAGGATGAATGAACATGGTTTAAAGCCTCTCTCTTGGCTTGGGTAATTTGCCCACCGGTCTCGTGGTGGGCGTTTAGGATTATTGAGCTTTCATTGTTTCGCTTGCGGTGTTCTTGTCGGAGGCGCCTTTTAGAGCTTGGAGGTCACTTGCCAGCTCCAGCGGATCAACCGGCCAATCTTTCAACTGGGCTTCCATTGTCTCGCGAAGATCAGCTTTCAACTGCGGGAACAACTTGTCCAGCAGGATACGCATTTGTTCTTGACGAACCGCGTCCGGTGCGTCGATCAGCATCAGGCGTGCGGCGAGGTCAAACTCGTCATACAGCCCGCGTGTATCGAAGTTGTCAGGGTAAGAAACCAGACTGACACCCTCTTTGAGATTTTTGTCTTCACCGTTCCACAGCGCAACGATCCTGACGATCTTGTTCTCGATAATTTCAAGGCTGTCTGCTTTGGAGGCCAACAGAGCATTCACTCGCTCAAAGTCGTATGCCTTAGCAACGCCGCTGGAATTGTCGATCCCTTGCGAGTTGTCTTGCTTGGTTCGTTCACCGGCCAAGCCAACGGTGTGGTAAATCTCGTTGATAATCTTGTTGATCACTTCCAACAGGATACCCGCTTGTTTCACGTCTGGCGAGAGGTAGAACGGCGCGTTCCCGTTTTCACCATCGTAAAGGAAGATTCGCTTGGTGCCAACGTCCAGCAATTTGTTGTAGTCGTCATCACCGGGCATCAGGTTCTGCGCGGGCATGGCGAGCTGGCTGAAGGTTTGGTCCTGAATGATCGCGTCGAGGTTAGACAGGTAGTTGCCCACCGCCTTATCCAGATACGCAATGTCGTCGATCAGCGACGGCGTGACCCACATGTCGTCCGAGACGATGTTGTCTGCCAGCACGACCGGGACGATGCCGAGCCCATGCTCGGCCTGATCCTCGATAACCACCTTCTTGACCCGGCCAGTCGTCTTCACCGTCATCAGAAACCACTCATTGCGGGTCCACAGGCGGTAATAGATTTCCTCTTTGCCGCTGGATAGCAACGGGTTCGAGTCGTCCCGGCGAATCTCCTTCAGTAGAATCCAGTTCAACTCGCCGCCGTCGTCGAACGAGTGGTCCAGAATCTGGTCGGGCGGCACGATGTAGGAGTAGGTCTTCACGTCCAGTTTTGAGGCTTCAGCCTTGCTCAGCTCAGCGATGTTCGCCGGGGCGTTGTTGTCAACCACGATGGCGACACGCCCGAAGATCGAAGTCTTCTTGCTGATTTGGCGAGCGTAGTCCTTGATCGACAGACCGTTGCGGGTCGACTGCTTCCAGAACTTCTGCACGGACTCGGGCGCGTCCTCGCTGCGCTTGATGTTCTGCTTGAACAGGTATTTGTTCAGCAGGTCGACCACCTCGCGGGTGTGGTTGAATCGGTAGGCCCGTTCGACACGGTTGCCGTGTTCGACGTCGCCTTCCTTCAGATAGCGGTGGATGTTTTCCTCAAACCACTCGCGCCCGCCGTTGTAGGTCGATTCCAAGAACTCCCAGTGAGGCTTGGTCTTGTCATACAACGGGTGACGGCGCTTGATCAGCGCCTGAAGAACTTTCTGTTCGGTGGAGTTATCCATGATGGTCGAGCCCTCTTCTTGAGGGTCGATCACCGCAGTCTCACCGGCTTTTACTGGAACTCTTTTCATAGCGCCTCGATAAACATGATCAGATGGATACGCCCAGAATTTCCAGTTTTCTCACCGGGAATTCCAGCTCAATGCAGTAGCCGGCGGCATCCGCACTGTGTTCAACCCCTTGTGACTTGTCCACGTCCCGGGTGCCCGGTTTGTAGATGGTTTGCTCAAGGGCGTTGATGAAGTGCCTGCACTTGGAGTTGACGCGCATCTTAACCGTTCCATTGGCGGCGCGCAGCAATCGGTTCACGGCGTTGACCCGGTCGGCAACGAACGGGTGCTTCCGGCGATACTTCTGCCGCTTGAAGCCTTTCTCTTTCAAGATGTCCATGTCTGTCTCGCCCCGGGCGTGCTGACGCTGCCCACCGGCAGGGTCGGGATAGATCGTGACGGCCTTCTGGTGACGCCAGTATCGCTTGTCCAGTTCTGCGCAAATCTCTTCGGTGTTGGAGCCATACAGCACAATCTCGTCCACCGCCCACAGCTCACCGTTGTCTTGCTTCTGGAAGATCACGGTGGACATTGGGTCAATGTTGAAGTCCATGCCAACCCAGATCGGCAGTTTCGGGTTAAAGGTGTATTGCTCGCCGACGTGTTCCCGACGCTCGAACGGGTAGTAAACCCGGCCAGACATCGACTCGAAGGAAGCCATGAACTCTTGAGCGAACGACTTCGGGTCCATGTCGTTCATGGCGGCCTGAATTTCGCTCTCTGGAATGAACGGCGAGGTGATGGTCGGGAACTGCCAAGACGCCCAGTCGTTGCGGCGAAGGATGCCCTTGTCGTCCTTGTAGTATTCGCCCCGGGTGCCCGATTTATACAGCTCATACAGGTAGTTATAAGCTTTTGGCGTCCCGATGAAGATCGCGTGGCCCTGTTTGTCAGCCAGCGTCGGCCGCAGAACCTGAGTCCACGTCTCTTCACTCATGTCTTGGAATTCGTCAAGCACGAGGAAGTCGATACCGACACCACGCAAGGAGTCCGCCTTGTCAGCGCCTTTCAGGCTGATTTCGGTTTTGTTCACGAGCGTGATTTTCATTTCGGTTTCGTTGATCTTCTTGATCCACTTCTTTGGGATTGCCTCCTGCAAGTCCGTCCACATAATCTGCTTCGCCATCCGGTAGGTCGGGGCGACATACCAGATTTTGCGGCGCGGCTTTTGGG